AGCGACTGATGAGTTGTTTAATAATAGAAAATATAAAATACAATTAATAAGAGAAGGAAGAAAATGGGTCGATTGCCTATTGAAAAGTTATGATTTGCTATACAATATGGTATATGCAGAGAACCATTCTGCTATAAAGTGGTTAAAGTCTCTTGGGTTTATTTTTGTTAACTACCACGAAGAATATGGAAAAGAAAGTAAACCATTCTACGAATTTCTGAGGATCTCTTAAATGTGCGTTGCAGCAGTTCCAGCAATAGGAGGATTAGCGGCAGGGTCGCAATCAGGATTATTCCTTGCTGGTCTTGGAATAAAAGGTTATGAAATGTATAGGCAAAACAAACTAGCTACACAGACAGCAAATTATCAATATCAGGCAGCAGCTAGATCAGCACAATCAGCAGAAAGAGCTTTTGCACAACAGCAAGAAGGATTAGCAGCAAACCTAAAAGAAACTAGGGCTGCTAAAGCACAGGAAAGATTAGCAGCAACAGTACAAGGACAACAAGCTAGAGGTGCTATTGCAGCTACAGAAGGATTAAGTGGTCGTACTGCATCTTTATTAGCAATGGATGCTGGTAGACAACAAGCTAATCTAAGAAACTCTATAAACCAAACAATGCAATCAGCTACAGGTCAATATAGAAGAAATGCTCTAGGACTATTAGCTCAAAGAGATAGTAGACGTAACTCTGCTATAGATATGCAAAACCAGGCTTATGCAACTGCTAGACAAAACAGCAGTGGTATCTTTGACTTATTAGGTGCTGGTGTTCAATCCTACACAGGATTAGTTGGTACAGATATTGGTAAGGCTTAATGACATCTAGCTATCAAAGTACTTCTTTCCAATCTTCAGCAAGACCTGTTGATACCTTTGTCAGGCAAAGCACTGTACCTCTTATAGAAGAAGATGGATTTAGTCAGTTAACAAAAGCTTTGTCAGCAGTAAATCCAGTACTTGATATGTATATGAAAAGAAGTATTGAAGATGAACAAGCTGAAGGAATGGATATTGCTATTGAACAATCTTTTGAAGGCTTTAAAGAAACCAGTAAAGAAATAGGTAAGAAAAAAGGAGAAGAAGCAGCAAGACAATTAATAGGAGGTAGCATCTTTGCTGATAGAGCTTATCAAAAAACTAAAGCACAAATATTAGGTAATAACTTAGAAAGTAACCTTACTACTAGTTATGCAACAACATTAATAGATGGCAAATCATTAAGTGAATTTTCTATTGATTCTCCTGAGTATCAAAACTGGTTGACTGGTGAAAGAGAAAAAGTTGTTGATCAATTAGGTGACATTAGATCAATTTATGTAGCAGAACATTTTTTACCAAAGTTAGCATCAGCAGCAGAATCAGTATCATCACATCACATAAAAGAATATAAAAAAATTAAAGTAGAAAATATTAAGTCTTTAGCTATTCCTTTGGTAGAAAACCTTATTGTTAGTCCAGATACTTTAGATGAAAAATTAATTTTAGATTATGAAACTACAATTAATAATTTAGGTCTACCTGCAAAAGATAGAAGTGATATAAATAAAAGTCTTGTAAAAGTAATTACAGAAACAGCAGAAGCAAGAGGTCTTTCTGGTAATGGTGATATAGATGGAGCCGAAGATATTTTAGCTATTGCTGAGAAATTTCCTTATGGACCTGGTGGCAGTTTAAACCTTACTACTCATCCTGATTATCAAAGCAAAGTAAATACTCTAAGAAGACAAGTAAACGACTATGTTTACAAGACAGAAAAACGAAGAGAATTACAGAAAAAAAGATTACAAAATGAAGATATTGAGACTAACGTAAAAGCTTTTATAGAAACTGGTGATCCAAGAATCTTAGAAAATACAGCAAAAAAATACCCATTCAAAGCAAAAGATATTTTATCAACAGGTAATGTTTTAGATATGGATGGCAGACAAAGTTGGGCTGAAACAAGAATAAATATTCAATCAAACTTATACGGATCAAAAGAAGGTGCTTTCACTGCTGCTATGAATTGGTTTAATAGCGTAGAAAATTCACCACAAAATAGAACTTTATTAAAAGATTTGTTAGATGCAACAGATGATGCAGAGAAAGGTTTATATACAGATATTAATAAAGGTTTGACAGAACTTAAATCAGAATTAACTGGTGAATTTAGAAAAGATAGTGCAATGAATATTTTTGGTACTGGTCAACTTAATAATAGTGGAACAAGAAATGTTAATGATTTTTATAATCAAGCAAAAATAGAATTATATGAATATAGAACAAGTGAAGCTGGTAGACAAGCAACCACATTAGAAGTTATTCAAAAAATAGATGACATAAAAGAGAAATACAGGAATAAAGCTAGAAAGATGAATCCAGCTACAATTATCGAATCAGGTAAAGATCCAATTAATAATCAAAACAATTTAGAAGATATGCAAGGTGATGTTGAGGGTGGTGCTTTTAGTGATGATGACACACCAACCACAGTTACTGTTGAACAAGGAGATACTCTCACTCAGTTAGCAGATAGTTTTAGTACAACAGTAGAAGCTATCAAACAAGCTAATAATTTAACCAATGAAGATTTAATACAAATAGGACAAGAATTAATTATGCCAATAGGTGATGCTTTAGTACCAGAGTCTGATCTTGAGAACAGAAGTGTTCTTGAAGAGATAGATATTACTCAACCAATAGCTCAACCAAACTTAGAACGTCTTGCTTTAGAAGGAGGATTTACACCAGAACAAGCTCAAATTATGGCTGCTATAGCAATGGCAGAATCTAGTGGTATGGCAAGAGCCTTAAATGATGATCTTAAAACAGGAGATAATTCATTTGGTTTATGGCAAATCAATATGATTGATACACCTGACTATAAACTTGGTGAAGAACGTAGAGGTAAATTAGATATTAAGAACAATGATGAATTATATAACCCTGCTGTTAATGTAAGAGCAGCTAAAATGATATTTGACGAACAAGGTTTTGATGCTTGGTCTGTCTATAAATCAGGAGCTTACAAGCAGTTTTTACCTAAAACTAATTAACCATGACAGATTCAAATCCATTAGCTCGTTTTCGTAGAGACAGACAAGAAGCTGGTAAAGAATTTCGTGAGAAGTTAAAGAAAGGTGGTGAAGAAATAAAAAAGACCACAACTTCTAAAGTTATTAGAGGTGCTATATCTGGTCCTTTAAAAGCTGTTAATGAAACTGTTGAATTTGTAGATGATATTTATGATTATGCTGTTGGTAATCCATATGATAATAATGAGCTAATAGATCTACAGGGATTAGGTCTTGAAATACAAGGTGATAAAGAAGATTGGGCTTATACAGTACCACAATCTATAACACAGTTTTTATTACCTGCTGGTGCTACCAGTAAAGTTTTAAAAGGAACAAAACTTGTAGGTATGAACAATGCTTGGGCTAGAAATGCTCTTGCAGGTTTTATTACTGATGCTGTTGTACAAGATCCTTATGAAGAGAACTTGTTCAATATGATTGATAACCATCCAAGGCTTGCAACCCCTATAAGTGAAGTATTGAAATCTAAGACACCAGAAGAAGTAAGTGTAGCTGAAGCACGTTTTAAACAAGCAACAGGTGGATTGTTATTTGGTGAAGCTCTTACTACCTTTGGTCTTGGTATAAAAGCTATTAAGAAAACACCTGAGTTATATGAAAGAGTAATTAAAAGGTTATCAAAACGAGATGAAATATTAATGACAGATAATGTTGTTGATAATCTTGGTGATGAAATTATTGATGATCTAAACCTTCCTAACAAAATTGTTAAAGACGGTGAAAAAGTAGATACGACATTTAACACAAAAACCAAAACAGAAGGACAGTACTATCAAGCAGAAACTCTTACAGGTGGTGGTGATCCTGATGTGCAAAAACTAATTATTGATAGAGCAAACAAGATAAAAGAACTTGATGCTAATAATGCTTGGCCTTACAAAAGAACTTTTGCTGATATGGTCACTTCTGCAAATGACCTGTTACCAGCAGAAACTGTTGAATCTGCAAGATTATTTAATGCTAGATATGGCAGAGGGGGAGAACAGGACCTACCTGCAACACTAATATCAATGAATCAGCTAATGAATAAAAACGCTATCAACCTAGCATCATTAGCAAAATCAATGGATGAAACACTAGCTTCTGGCAATAAAGCAGGGTTTCAAGAATTAAAAGAACAATTTGTTACTGAAGCAAAAGTATTAGATGGTCTTATAACTCTTAACAAACCTCTTAAAACAGTACCAGCACAAACATTAGCGGCTAATAGAGCAGGTGGTGGAGTAGGTAAAGTAGCTGCTTCTGTAGATGATTTGGCAGGTAGAACACCAGCAGAGAAAGCAATAGATCAAGCTACTGACATTAGAGGAACTGTAAAAGAACCAACAGATCCATTAAGTCAATTTTCAATACAAGAAATATTAGACGCTGCTGAAACAGGTGATAAAGCATCACTAAAAAAACTAAGAATAATTACCAAGAAGTTACAAGCTGCACAAGGTAATCCTCAAGCCTTACAAAAGATGGCTAATGAAAGCCCACTAATGAGAGGTTTAAAAGTACAGAATGAAATATTTATCAACTCAATATTATCTGGACCAGAAACACACGCTGTAAACGTACTTTCTACTGCCTTAAACACTTTAGCCAGACCATTAGAACAAACACTTGGTTCTGCTGTGCAAGGTGATATGACAGGTGCTATTAGAGGTGGTAAAGAATTGTATTACCTAATGTCATCAATTACTGATTCATTTAAAGGAGCAAAACAAGCATTTCAAATTGAAGATAATATTGTCAACCCTGGTGCAATGATTCAAGATGCTGATCGTTTTCAAGTAAGAATGGAAGGTGAAGGGAACTTAGCTAATACAATTAACTTTCTTGGTACAACAATGCGTTTACCTAGTCGTTTCTTACTTGCAGAGGATGAATTTTTTAAACAACTAAACTTTAGATCTTATGTAAAAGCTAGTGCTTGGGAAGATGGCATGAGAAAAGGTTTTCAAGGATCTGACTTACAAAAACATATACAACAACAATTTGATGGCACTATTGAGATTGTAAATAAAAACAGTATGGCAAAAGTCAAAGATAAGTCTGTTTTAGATTTATACGAAAAAGCACAACAATATGCTGCTGAGACTACATTTACTGCTGATCTACCAGAAGGTAGTTTAGGTGGTGCAATACAAGGAGTAGCAAGACATCCAGCAGGTAGAATAATTTTTCCATTTGTAAGAACACCAATCAATATATTTAAAGCACAGGTAAGAAGAACTCCTGGTCTAAATATGGCTCTTCAAGAATACAGACAAGCATTAAAAAGCACAGATCCATCTATTGCTGCTAAAGCTAAAGGAGAAATGATTACTGGTGGTGCTATATGGTCTGTAGCTGCCATGACTGCATTTTCAATAAATGATCCTATGTCTGAATTAGCAATAACTGGTGGTGGTCCTTCTGATTACAATATGCTCAATCAAAAGCGAGCTACAGGTTGGCAACCTTACAGTTTTAGGTTTCTTTTAAAAGATGAAAATGGTAAAGTACGCATGGGTAAGGATGGTAAACCTAGATATAAATATGTTGGTTTTAAAAGGTTAGATCCTTGGTCTTCTTTTCTTATGATGGCTGCCGATTCAGCAGCTATTACAGGTGGTCTTAGCAAACAGGATCGTGATGATTTTGGTGTTGCTGCTTCAGTTGCATTAGGTCGAAATATTACAAACAAAACTTATCTACAAGGTATTACTGAACTTGCTGATTTGCTAGGAAAACCATATAAATTAGAAAGCTGGCTTGCAAGAAGAGTTGCAGCTACAGTCAATCCTGTAAGTTCACTAGGAAGATCAGTTAAAAGAAATGTAACTTCTGATAGAGCAATAATAGATAAAAGGGTAAGAGCAGGTGATGATGGTTTTGTATGGTTAAGAAAATTTCATAACGAATTAGCAGCAACTATACCTGGTTTTGGAGATGATCTAAGACCAATGAGAAACTTTATAACTGGTTCTGTTATTGAATATCCAGTTGGTTATGGTCCTGACAATATGAGTGTTCTTAATCCAATTAAAGAAACAAACAGCGTTAATAATACAGTCTTAACAACTCTTGATGAAATAGGTGCAAGGATTACGCAACCTTCAGATGAATTAACTTTAGGTAATTTACCAAGTGGTTCTGCTGTAGGTAGTGGTATAGAGCTAAATTATGATGAGCATTTAGATCTTATTGAAGAAACTGCTTTTGCAAAAATTAATAACATGACTATGGTTAGAGCTTTACATAACCGAATACAACAAAAAGATTTTCAAGCACTAATGAAAAGTGTAAGAGGTGAAATGATAGAACAAAATAATATGGATATAGAAGTTAAAGCACAAGAAGCTAATCGTGACCTAGCAGAAGATATTTTAAGAGATATTATAAACGTATATAAAAAAGCTGGTAAACAACTATGGCTACAAAAAAATCCAGAACGTGCATTAGAATATGCAAATGTACAAGCTGCTATCAAACAAGAAGCAATCAATGACAACTTTGAGGCTTTAAAATCTCTTCCTTCTTTACCTGACTAATCATGGCTACCAATTCAGCAAACACAAGTACAAGTCATACTGGTAACGGATCTGCCGGTCCGTTTTCTATATCTTTTCCTTATGTTGGAGAGATAGATGTAGATGTATTTGTCGGTGGTGTATTAAAAACTAAAACCACTCACTATACCTTTACCAGTGCCACACAAATAACTTTTACTAGTGGTAATGAACCTAGTAATGGAACTGCAATACTAATTCAAAGAGATACTGAGATAGGTTCTGCACAAGTAGATTTTACAGATGGTAGCGTTCTTACTGAAACAGATTTAGATACTAATACCAAACAATTATTATTTGGAATACAAGAATTAACTGATGATTATGTAAAGAGAGATGGCACACAAACTGTAAAAGCTAACCTTGTATTTGAAGGTTCTACTGATGATGATAATGAAACCACATTAGCTATAACAAACCCTACTGATGATAGAACTATTACCTTACCTGACAGGTCTGGAACCGTTATTACATCAGGTGATACAGGAACAGTAACCTCAACAATGATTGCTGATGGAACTATTCTCAATGCTGATGTAAATGCAAGTGCAGCTATAGATGGAACTAAAATATCACCTAACTTTGGTAGTCAAAATATTGTCACTTCTGGAACAGTTGATGGTAGAGATGTTTCGGCTGATGGTAGTAAGTTAGATGGAATAGATGCTGGAGCTAAAGACGATCAAACAGCAGCAGAAATAAGAACACTTGTCGAAAGTGCTAGTGATAGCAACGTGTTTACAGATGCTGATCATTCTAAGCTAAACGCTATAGAAGCTTCTGCTACAGCAGATCAGACAGATGCAGAGATTAGAACTGCTGTTGAAAACGCTACTGATAGTAATGTATTCACAGATGCTGATCACAGTAAATTAAATGCAATAGAAGCTAATGCAACTCAAGACCAAACTGATGCAGAAATAAGGGCAGCAGTAGAAGCTGCAACTGATAGTAATGTCTTTACTGACGCAGACCATACAAAACTAAATGGTATTGAAACCAGTGCTGATGTCACTGATGCGACTAACGTAGATGCTGCTGGTGCAGTGATGAATACTGACTTAGGTACAAAAGGTCAGATCTTAGTGGGAGATGGTTCTGGTGATCCTTCAGCACTTTCTGTTGGTACTAATAACTATGTGTTAGTTGCTGATAGCAGTGAAGCTACAGGTGTTAAGTGGGCAACAGTTCCAGCAGGTAGTGGAATGAGCAACTTGGTTGAAGATACTTCTCCGCAGCTAGGCGGTGATTTAGATATTAACGGACAAGATATTGTTACTACATCTAATGGTGATATTGATTTAGATCCTAACGGTTCTGGTAAGGTCGTTGCTAAAGGTAATGCTACTAGAGGTTCTGGACAGATAAAACTTAACTGTGAACAAAACAGTCATGGTGTAATTATAAAAGGACCACCACATTCTGCTAATGCTGACTACACTCTTACTCTTCCAAATACCGATGGGGCTGCTAACCAGGTTTTAAAAAGTGATGGCAGTGGAAATTTAGATTGGGTTAACCAAACTACCGATACAATCGTAGGTGGTGCTACAGGTGTTGATTTTAATGACAACGTTAAATCTAGATATGGTTCAAGTAATGAGCTAGAGGTATATCATGATTCCACATACAATATTATTG